TCATATATAGACGATGCAAGGCAGCAGGGCGATTCCGGCGGGAGTGACGTGGGCGCTGGCCCCGTAGATGGAGTTAGATTTAGCGGCAGAAAATCCAACTCTATCGTATCCAGGGGCTCCCGATGCCCCTGCCACATGCGCCCCATCGCCCTCATAGATTACGGGGTAATCAAAGAAAGCGCTTCCGGGATTACTTGCCCAAATCATATTGCCATCAGAAATAGAGTAAGATCGTGATGCTATAGTACCTGTTATGTCGGGCAGCCCCTCCGAAACAGCCTCTCCCACCGCATGTCTCGCACCCGCCGCGTAGATTACATCTTCGGCTTTCGGCAACCTGAAAGTGGCCGTGCCGTTGCCGCCGTATTTAGTGCCTATCGCGCCGTATAGTTCGGGATAGGCGGAGGTGGATAGCTCCGCACCGTTGCAGACCAGCGTCCCATCCGGCGGGGTGTCGGTCGGGAAAAAGATTATCCACCCTGTCATCCCCGCGATTACGCGCTTATCTATCGCCCCATCTGGATTTTTACCATACAGTTCGAGGAGAGGCATCTATCTCGCCTCCCCTGCGTATCTGTTTACCTCTGGGTTACTCTCCTTAGAGAGTACCCCCCCCCCCTACAATGTTACAATAAGTTATCTTAAACATTGCTGTAAGCCTCCACAAGATTGAGGTCGAAGCTCGGCACGATGGCCGCGAGCTCCTCTTCGGAGGTAGCCTCGTCGGCCAGCTTCCATTCCGCGCCCTGCTTGCCCATTACAGGACTTTGCAGGGCCGCTGCTTTTGCCGCGTTTTCGAAGATCCGCTCCGATAGTATGGTCGGGGTCATCTCGGCATCTCCTGCCGCAACGCGCGCGTTGGCGAGCGAGATGACAAATTTCGCGCGTGTCGTGTCCAATTTTCCGGCAAGGATGTCCTCCGCGCCGCCCAACTGGAGATCCCATGTATCTATTTCACCCTGCGAATAGCCCTTTTTGACAAGGCCCAGAATGTTGTCGTAATAGGCGATTATCTCGGCCTTTTTGCGCTCTTTGAGCACCGCGAAGGGGACCTTCCACGAGCTGGTCGCCTCGTCCCATTCGCTCTGCATGTCGGTCGGCTCGATGTCGGTCATCTCGGCGGTCGGGGCGGTGCCAAGCTCTTTTATCTCCACTCGCTCCTTCGTGGCCTTGTTCCAGTATGTTTCGCCGCGATAGTCGTCAACCTGCTCCCAGGCTCCCGTCTCTTCGTTCCAACAGCGGGCTTTGCGCTCGACGATCGCCGGTGGTTCGGAGAGAGTGGCGTTCGCTGGCAGGGGATAGGTCCCCTCACGCGGGCTTATGTAGGCGCGGGTCTCGCCTTTGTATTCGTTCGTCTCGGGATCGTAGCTGTATGCTGTAATATATGGTGCCTGTGCGTTTTCTGTCATGTTGTTTTATTTCTCCTTTATTTTTTATTCGTAAACAATACATGCAAGCAGGGCAATTCCTGCGGGGGTGACGTGGGCGCTGGCCCCATATATGGCATTTGCCCCAGAAGCGTGGAATGATTTCCGATAAAAATCATGTCCTCCTGCTGCACAGTTATATCCTGATAAATCACCGGTGGCAAAGGCGCCTGTTGTACTCGCTGTAAGCGAAACAAAAGTTCCTGATATATCTGGTAACCCTTCTACTATTACTTCGCCTACCGCATGTTTTGAGCCCGCCGCATAAATTACGTCCTCTGCCGCAGGCAGTTTAAATGTTGTGCTTCCATTACCGCCGTACTTGGTGCCTATCACGCCGTACAGCTCCGGGTAAGCCGCTATAGAGAGTTCCGCGCCGTTGCATACAAGGGTATGCGCTGGTGGCGTATCGACCGGGAAAAATTTTATCTCCCCGACGTGGCCGGAGGCGATACGCTTGCCGCCCTTGCCGAATATCTCAAAGCAGCTCATCGCGCTGCCTCCCAGAAAAATGCTACAGGAAGTACACCATTAAATAGTGTACCCCCCCCCTGTGCATACTTACTGTATGTATTTTTAGTCATTGTTTTTCCTCCATTTTTGTTATTCGAAAATTATGCAGGGCAGCAGCGCGACATTGGCGGGGCGTGTTTCTATGTCACCAAAAAACGGATTAAAATTTAAATTATCTCGTTCATTAGTGTGAACCACTTCATATTTCGTTGCATCACCATTAGCATTAAACGGATATAGGTTATTCCCACCGTTAACGGTGGGAATAACAATACTTCCCGTTTGGAGAGAGATTGCTCTTTGCATTTCTAGGTATATCCCATTAGGAGCAGTAGCATCCCCCTGCGCCACCCCAAGCGCCGCCGCGTTGCCTCCCGTCCCGCGCACGAACTTCCCGCGCAGATCAGGCAGGTTGAACGTCGTACTACCATCTCCCGCGCCGAAGGTCGTACCTATCGCCCTAAAGAGCTCTGGATACGCCGCGCGCGATACCGCCGCCCCGTCGCAGGCAAGCGCGTGCTCCGGCGGTGTGCTTTTCGCAAAGAAAAACACCGCCCCCACAGGAGATTAGAGCGGTACTTTTACGAGACTGCCGTTCTGGTCGCGCCCATAGGTTACGGTATCCGCCATTTAGGCCGCCTCCCTTGGAGCGCAATGTTTACTCTGGGTTGTTATGGCGTCGTATCTTCTATACGACAGCCTCCCGAAATAATTACAGTTTGTATATCTTTATGTAGCATCCTATCTCCTCCTCTAATAGCGGATACAGGCCAGCATGGCTATTGCTTTGGGCCGGTTTTCATCGTCGGTGGGAACAACAAGGCTAGCGCTGAAACCTATACCTTGTGTGGTATGTGAGCCTGCTGCTTGAGCTGCGTTTGCAAGTGGTCCTGCCGAGAGATCGTAAAAAGCACCGGATTTACCATATATAGTCTGGTTGTCTCCAATATAACGCACACTTAGTTCTCCACTGATATTCCGTATCGCGTCTACCTGTTTTTCGCCAACGACAAGCCCACCGCCCGCGAACCTCGGAAACCTGTCCTCCGTGTTCGGCAGATTGAATGTGGTCGTGCCATCCCCCGCGCCGTACCGTGTCCCGATGGCGGCGAAGAGCTCCGGGTAGGCTGCACGCGATATCGCGCCGCCATTGCAGACGAGATGACCTTCGGGCGGCGTGTCCCCGGCAAAGAGCTTAATAACCCCCGGAGCGTCAACCTCCATCTTGTTGCCGTTCCTGTCGATAAACTCTGGCATTGTCTGTATCCCTCCTATTTCGCGTAGCTGCCGCAGCAGTAGCTGTCAAGCAGCTTTTGGATTGTCGCCTCGTCGTGGCTGCCTATCATCAGCCCGCCGTCCGCCGTGTCCTGCGGCGTGAGGCGGCTGCGCTCGAACTTGGAGATCGACGCCGGTATAACGGCGCTTGCCACGTCGAACCACACCGTTATAGCCGTTACGCTACCACTGTAGGTAGGCGCGCCGAACACACGGCAGAGGTAAGTATCGCTGCCGTTAAAGCGCAGCCTCTTGCCTATGGGATACTTGCTCCGCTGGTCGCCCGCGAGGGAGATCGTGGTGTTGCCGGTGCGGGTGGCTGCGCCGCCGTTTATCCACGGCATTTCGGTCGAACTGTGCGCGTTGGCGTCTCCGTTATGCTGGGCGAAGGCGGTCGCATGGGCATCTTTATCGCCATTGTGCTTCGATATCGCCGGAGCATGTGCCTCCGCGTTCTGGTCGTGAGCGGCTATCACATTGGCATGCGCCCCTGGGTCGGTGTTATGCTCTCCCAACATGCTGCCATGTGTATTCGGGTCGCCGTCATGCTCCGCGATCTTATCCTCCACATACTTTCGCGTTGCGATCACCACGCCGGGATCTATCTTGAGCTCCACATTTACGTCGTTGCCGACCAGTGCGCGCAGGGCTACGGTGTAGTCCATCCCGGTGCCCTCGGCGAGCACCGGCTTATATACGGGGGGGCTCGAGGCGTAGAAGATCATGTCCCCCGCGCTGTCGAACACGCCGACCTCGCGCACCGTAAAACCGCCGACGTCCGGCAGCAAAACAAGTTCGGCGATGATCTGCGCCGGGTCGTTCTCGGCTCTTGCGAGCCGGTTAATCTGCCCCCTGTAAACCTCGTTTACAAGGGCCGTCGCCGTCTGCTGCGGTACGACCGGGCTGCCCTTGCCGTCGCCGAGCGCCATCTGTTTAAGCTGCAGGGGCGCGCCGGTGACAACCTGGTTAGCGATCTTTGCCATACCGATATCTGTTATTATGCAGTTGTACATCTGTACCTCCTTTTACGCCGGGCCTACTGTAAGATAAATATGCCCATGCACCGCCGCCGCCGCGTGAATCGTCTGCTCCAGCTCGTGGCCGGAAGAGACCCACGGGTATATCTCAACCCTCGCGCCGCTGTATCCCGCCGAAGCGCACCGCAATACCCCCGACGTTGAGCTCTCCATCGAGACGGTGCCGAGGCTGCTGCGAGTGTTCTTCGTTCTGACCGCCGCGCAGACGGCGGCCTGATAGACCTCGCCGATATCCGCGCCCGCCGACAGCGCCACACTCAAATTAAAAATGTAAGGCTTGCCGGTGTCCTCTATCAGCTCCGTTGGAAAGCCGATGTTGGCCAGCTCGCGTTTCAGCGCCCAAGGCGTGCCCTTCCGGCGGTGCAGGTTTATCGCATCTCTTACCTGCGCCCGCTTTTGCTCCAAGGCGAGATTAAGCGGCTCGTAATTATCTACGTGATACTGCCACGCAAGCAGATCTATCACCCGCTCCGGCAGCTCATCCAGCCTATACAAGATGAGCGCCTCCCGTATTTCGCGGGAAACGCTCATCATCTCCGGGTCAATCGCCGCCGTGGCGGCCTCGACCTCCCTTATCTCCGCAATAGAATCCGGGAGGATCTCAAAGAGGCTAAAATCTTCCGCGCCATTAGCCATCTTCGAGTCCTCCAAAAGTTACCGTGTTCTCGCCGCATACCGCCACCGCGAATGATCCTACCTTGGTAAATACCGGCTGCGCGATATTCAACCGCTTGACGCCCACGGCTTTCATGCGGTGCGTGAGCTCGTCGACGTTGATATCACGCCCCAGCCGCTCCTTTTGCCACAGCACCCATTCCGCCGCCGCCCTCTCGGCCTGGCTCTGGATCTCCGTAGCAAAGGTCACATCCTCGCGATCGATGTAGTACGTTACGTTAAGGTTGTAACTCTTTATCTCCGGCGTCAGCACGGATACATTGTCCGTCAGCGGTCGCACCGTCTCCGCCGAGAGCGCCTCGCCGACGAGGGCAAGGATCGTCTCACTAGGCAGCTGGCCGCCCCGCATGAGCGGAAAGACATGCACCTCGCCGGGGGCGACGGGATGCTCGCCGCTGTCGCTCTCCGGGCTGTTGGGGCCGAGCACCGCGACGTCGACGATATCCTGGTGCGCGCTCCTTGCCCAGAACTTGTATGCTCCGGCTGAGCCCGCGACGCTGAAAGCCTCCGGCGCAAGCTGTATGCGCTCACGCAGGTTGTCGTCGCCCTCGACGTCAGAGCCGCCGCTGGAGACGTCGATGTTGGCCACGCTCTTTATATAGGCGACCGGATCAACCAGTGTCGAGATCTGACCGGCGATAAAGCCGTTCCCGCCTGTGCCTGTGCTTGTGCATGTGCAGGCGACATCCGCATAACTTTCGCCGCTCGCAATCTGCGCCGTTTCGCCCGTGGCGAAATAGATGTCCCCGCCGTTTGTGACCCTCGTACCGGCAGGGATAAGCACCGCAAATGCCAGGGGCTCGGAGAGCGAGAAGCGCACCGTACAGGCTGCCGCCGCCGCTGCTAGGCGGTATACCCCCATAAAGGCCCCAAGGTGATCCAGATAGTCCCCAGTCGCATAGGCGAGCAGATTCATTTTTCCGGCATAGTCGATTAAATTTCGCTGATAGGCAAGCTCATAGGCCACCGTATCCAGAAAGAGCCGCACCGGATCGCCGGGATATACCCTCTCGCCCGTTGCCTCCTCATACCGGGCGATGAGGTCGGAGAGTATATCTTCCGCATCCTTACCGGCAAAGGTAATCTCCGGCAAAGCCGCTATCTTGCTCACAATTCCACCCCCTCATGCAGTTTAAAACGCACCACCGGACAGAGTTTGCCGTCCATCGCCGCAGCCTTATCTTTTTTAAAGGTAATGGAAAGCACCTCGACCCGTGGCTCGTATCTGTCTATCGCCTCCATAAGGTCGGCGCGGTATCTGGCCATTGCATATGGCTCCGGCCTGTCTATCCACTCCCAGTCCGTCCCGAAATGGCGGTAGAGCGGCACGGAGCCTACGCGCGTCGCGGCGATGGTATTAAGGCAGTTGCGTATGTCGTGCAGGCCGACCGCACCGAAGATGTCACTCGCGCCGTCAAGCTGCAGAACAAATTCCTCATTTGCCATGTTCTATGTACTCCTTTATGTTTATCTCCGCCTCGATCCACGTCGGCGCGCCCTGCTTGTCTCGCGGACCTTCGCTCGCAGAGAGATCCGTTATCACGAACTTGCCGATCTTAGTCTCGCCAAAGATGAGCTGCCCCACCTCTCCGGCGTCGCGCATCTCCTGCAGCACCTTAATCTCCTTATCGGGATCGACGCCGAGGCTAGATAGCAGCTGAACCTTGAATGAAATTTCCTCAAGCCCTGGCCCGAGAAATTCGAGCACCGGCTTTTTGCCTATCACCTCGTGCTCGGCGTAGCGCGCCGCGCTCTTTTGCTGCAAGTCGGAGAAGGTGCGCACCAGATCGGCGCTCGCCTCAAATACCACCTTGCCAAAGCTGCCTATCCCATCTATATCTCCTCCTATCCTCCTACAAATACGTTGGGGCTGCCCTCGGCGACGCTGCCGCCGCAGCTTACGGGGTCGCCGATACGCCCGGCAGGGTAGCCGTTTATATAGGTGTTGCCGCTGCCAGAGGCGATGACCGCGCTGTGCGGCGCGTGTGCGTCACATCCATGCGCCTCATATATGTCCTTCACCACCCGTGCCGCTCCCCTGCCGTTTACGATCACGTCGGGGCTGCCCGTCGCCAGCGGACGCGGCGGACAGGCGTCATGCCCCGTGCATTTGTCTCCCTCTCTGGTCAGTGCTGGCATTTTCTGATACCTAGTCGAACTGCGCCGAGATATGGCTCGGAATGGGTACATTGCCGTCCGGGTTAAGGTAGATGTTATTTGCACTCTTAAGCGTTATGTTGCCGCCCTCCCAAAGCATCTTTGAGCCGTGGTAATCTACCAGCGTGATCGTATGCCTCTTGCGGTGCATCGCTATACAGCCGCCGCCTGGGATCTTGAGCAGGTACTCGTCCCTGTCGGCGGAGAGCGGCAGATCCGCCTCGGAATAAAACGACCCGACCACGAAGCCCGCCTCTTCGCCGCTGGGCAGAAAGGCGCAGAGCACCAGCTCGTTTTCGTCCGGCAGGCATTGCCCCTTGTTTTTCAAAGAGCCGGGAACGAGCACCGGCAACTCGTCGGATACCATGTCATTTTTATCCGTAAACCGCACCCGTACTCGGTGGCGCTCGGGATGCACCGACACGACCGTACCGATGCGTAGTATGTCCTCATAAGCTGCCATTTTTACACTCCCTTAAAAAATTCGCTGTAGTCCTTCTTTTTCTTTTTGCCTTTAGCCTTGGCCTTCTTCTCGCCCTTGCCTCCGGCGCGCACGCTCGGCGGGCCGGACTCCAGGTCGACGGAGGTCGTGTAGCCGCCGCCGTCTACGGAGTGGGTCGATTTTGCAATCCGGTATTTGCCGTCGAAGGTTCCGAAGCCGGAGACGGCGATGACGACGCCGTCCAGCATGAGGGTGTTGCCCACACAGTCCAACCGCCCCGTCACCTCGCGCTTGTTGGAGTCGCGCAGCTTCTTTTCCGCTAGCCTGATAGCCTCGGCGTTGCTCTCCACACGCTCATTGCTGATTCGCAGCACCTGCCCGCTGGGCTCCTCCTCCCCTGCGGCCGTTGCCGTACCCTTGTAGGAGGTCTTTGTCTTAGCGTCGAAGTACGTCACCTCGCAGGCTTTGTAAGTGTCCACCGACTGGGTGCGGAAGCTCCATCCCGTGACGAAGCCGCTCGTGCGCTCCACGGTGAAGGCCGCCGCCTCTTTCTCGGCGTCGACCTCGTTGTATATGGCGATTTTGTTATTTACGATCTTTATGGCCAGCCCAGCTTTATGCACGATGCGCGAGAGAAATTCCAGCGAAGATTCCTGCTTCTGGTCGATACGGCCAAAATAGGGATTTTCCAGGGCGGTATATTTCAATTCCAGCCCCGACTTTTTGGCGACGTCCGTGGCCACCGTTTTAAGATATGCCTTTTCCCACGTCTTTGTCACCTTCTCGCGGCGGCCCCCCGCCGTGACGGGTACGGATACGCCCTTCATGGTCAGCGTGCCTTGTGTAGCTTCTATTTCGTCGAGTTCAAATGTCCCGCATTTCAGGGTTGCGCCGTCCCCCTGCTCCTGCCAGTCGGCGACCTTTATCGCCACCTCGACGATGGAATTTTTCTGGGGGAACCAGTCGCCGCGAAAGCGCCCGTCGCTGTCCTCCAGCACCACGCTTATTAAGTCGGCCTCTCCGCTGCGGTTGTCCTCGTAGGAGAAGGATATGAGGAAGGGGGCGATATCTTTTGTGATATCGGCCCCCGCTAAGGTCATCTCAAGGCGCGCCTGACGCGCCCTGCCGTTGTCTCTCTCTTCCGCCATCTTATTGCCTCCATGGCGGTATAGATACGGGCTCCGCATCTTCGACCTCGGGTACGATTATCTCCACGTTTCCCGCAAAGATAGCCGTATCGATATGCTGCGGGTTGGCGTCGACGAGGTCGGCCATGTGAGCTTGGTCCGCGCCGTCTCCCCATATCCGCCAGGCAATCACATCCCATGTGTCGCCGCTTAGTGTCTTTACCGTTCTCATGCAAACTCCGCCCTTATCTTGTCTCTGACAATTTCTTCATACATGCGTTTTAGCTCGTTTTTATGTGCCTTGAGCAAGGCCAGGAAATCCTGCCTGTCAGCGTTGCCCTGAATGTAAATCTGCGGCGCGTAGGTTATCGTTACTTGGCCCGGTCCGCCGCCAAATTTGTTGAGCCCGCCGCCCAAGCTGCGGCCAGTGCCCCTATTTCCCGGAATGAGCATAGCCGCCGCCTGTGCGAGACGCTGCAGGCCGAGACTCTTGTTCGTGAGCGGCACGACCATCTCCGGCCCTTCCTCGGCGATAAGGGCTATTTCCGGCTGGGAGACAAGCCCGCCCGCCGCGCGCTTGGAGATCGCGGCCGCCTTAATATCCGTACTCTGCACCGCACCGGCTTTGTCGCCGCCGCCCAAGCCGAGGTATTTGGCCGCCTTCTGTCCCCATTCCCAGACCTTTTTCAGCGCGCCCCAGATCCCCTCGTAACAGCTGACGATTATTCCCACCGCGCCCTTTATTATCTTTGCAGCTGTCGGAAATTTCGCGCAGAAGCTGTCCCACTTCTCGCCGAGCTTTTTCCACCACACCGCCAGGGTCTCCTTTACCGTATCCCAGTTTTTGTATAACGCCCAGACGGTGGCGATAACAAGGCCAATGCCTATAAGGATGAGCCCGCCGGGGCTGAATAATAGCGAAATGACCTTGCCGAGCCCGAAAATACCTTTGCTAAGCAGTCCCGCGATTTTTGCGAATTTCAGCCCCGCGAGGCTGCCGCCTTTCATTGCCACACTGAAGGTCTTTATAAACAGGTTGCCGTTCTGCAAAAGTGTAAAGAGCGAGCTGAATCCCGCGCCAACATACATTATGGCGGCCCCCGCAAGATTAAGCGCCGCCCCGGCGGCAACGACGCCGACAATGAGCTTTGTTATGAGCGGGTGAGCCTCGGACCATTCGCCGATCTTATCCGCCAGCTTTCCCCCGTATTCGATCATCTTAGTCACCGGCGGCAACAAGAGGTTTCCTATTTTTAAGCCTAGAAGCATCGCCTGCTCTTTGGCCGCCGCCATTTTCGTCGAGGTAAGCTGCAGGTACTCCGCCATGTTTTTATCGACAATGTTTTCCTTGACGGCGTCGCCGACCTCCTTGTACCCGGCGGCAAGCTCGGCTGTCCTTGACACGAGCGGTACGACCGCCTTCGCGCCCTCGTCGCCGAACTTTTCTGTCAGGTACTGTGCCCGCGTAATATCGTCCATCCGCGATAGGCCCTTTTGCAGCTTGCCAAGCGACGCCACCAGGTCAACTGCTCCGTTTTTATCTTTTACGAGGATGCCGGGGATATCGGCGGCCACCTTATACAGCCCCTTGAGCATGGAGTTAAAAGATGTTCCCGCCTGGCCGCCCTGGAGCCCCGCCGTGTTGAGCATACCTATCGCCGCCGCCGACTGTTCGAGGTTGACGTTGTACTGATTGATACCAACGGCGGCATATTTCATGCCCTCGCCGAGCTGTGCGAAGTCGCGGATCTGGTACTTAAACTGTACCTTTGTCATTATATTTCCGAGGGCGGCGAATTTTTCCTCCGTCGTTCCCGAAAGCCTGTTGCCCAGATTGTTGTACGCGGTGGCCAGGACCTCGCCAACCTGCCCGAGTTCGCCCTTGGTCACTTTCGCCACGGAGGCCACAGTCTTGACCGCAGTTGATGAGAGGTCAGCCGTTAGACCGGCAGAATTGAGCGCGTATTGCGCCTGCATCGCCTCGGCGTAAGTGGAGTAACCGGCCTTTGCCAGCTCCTCCGCACTCTTTTGTGCCTGCGCCATCGCCGCCTTTTTGTCATCCGCGTTTATTACTGTGGAGAGCTCGAAGCTCAGCCTCTGGGCGGTGACGGCGTCCTCAAACGGGGTGCGCAGCACTCCGGCGATGTTTCTCGCGCTACTTAGCCGGTAGTCGGCACCCACCAAGAAGCTTGTACGGTTCTTTCTGCTTTTCTCTATCTTTTCCTGGTACGCCCGCGCCTCCGCAGATTTTTCAGCGGCCTTGGCCAGCCTGTCTTCGTCTTTGATAAGTTTGTTGATAGGGCCATAGAGATTTTCTATCGAATTTTTGTATTCGATATTCTTTTTCGATAGATCCCTGGTCTTTTTTAGCAGCTGCGCGACCTTGACCTCGGCCTCCTGCTGCTTACGGGTAAGGCGCGCCTGTTCGTCCGCATCCTGCCCGGTGTATGCTTCGAGCTCTTTGGCTGCGCTGGATAATTTACCGTAGGCGTCGCGCAGCTTGCCGGTCTGTGCCTCCAGCTTTTTTTGCTTCGCATCTATGGTCTGTATGCTCTTTAGCTTCTCCGTCACCTGTTCGCCGGTATCGCCGAGGCCCTTGAGCAGTTTCGTCGTGTTCCCAACGGCAGTCGTCAGCTTCTGCGACAGATACCCGCCAACCTTTATCGCAAATTCCATCTCTTTGCCCGCCATGTCCTCACCTCTTTGTCTAAAAAAGTGCATAAAAAAACCGCCCCGAAGGGCGGATACGTTGTAAGTTTTAATTCATAAAGAAAAACACAAGCGGAGGGCCAAATAAAAGGCTGATAACGATTATGTTATCCCAGACATTGTCCCACCAGATCATTTTTTTTAATGCCTGTTGTCTTTCGAGAGGGAGCCTTTTGAACCACTTATCATGTTCGGCCTTTTCCTTTGCCATCTTGCGTTCGATCTTTTTTATTTCCTTTTCATTCTTGTTTAAGAGCCAATAAGCACCGTCGCACATTGTGGTTCGCCTCCCCTCGTGAGATATTTTCTGTTACAATATTATAACATGTTTTACTAAACAGGAGAGCAATTTGACGGCGCGCCGCGATGTGCTACAATATATTCAGGCACCAAAAGAGATTAGCCCGTATATAGAATCGCAAGAAACCCCGGAAGCGACCCGGGGGTTTCTGTTGCTATGAACTGCCTTGACGGTGCGTTGGGATGTGCTACAATGTATTTAGCGACACAAAAGAAACTACCAGTTATGGTGAACAAAAAACCCGGGTGTGCTGACCCGGGTTTTTTGGTGCCGGCTAGTTGTCGTTATTCTCTCCATCTAGCCATTTGCTGATATAGTGTGCTGCTACACCAGCCACGACGGAGATTAGAAAAGAAACTACCAACGTTCGCATGGTGAAAACCACCCCCTCCTGTTGCCAGGAATGGAGTTGCGACAACGGTACAATTATACCAGCGTTCTCAGTTCTTTTCCGTTTTTTTCCAGCGCTTTTATCCACGCCTCCCACTCGCGCGGACGCATGTCAAGCCAGAATGGGAGCGGCGTGTATGTCACTCTGGATAGCGAGCAGCATATTTCCCGTACGGATTGGCAGGGATCCTCGCCTAGTCGCTCAGCAAAAAATTCTGCACCCGCGAGGTTATCTTCGCAAAGTCCCTCGCGGGCAGCGTGAAGAGCATGTCGGGGGGAACCTTCGCCGCCTTCGCCGCGACGCAGGTCTGATACGTCTTGTCTATGTCGGTTACGGGCCGTCCGGTTATTGCCGACGCCTCGACTCCCGCGTCGACAAGATCCCTGCCTGTAAGTTCGTCGAGATCTATCGCCAGTTCTGCGTATTTTTTCCCCTCGAATTCGATCTCTTTAGAAAGCTTAATCTCCATGTTAATCACCTATTCCCTCCGCTATCCTCGCGTCTGCGAGGTAATCTATACCGCCTATGCGGCATATGTAGTTGAATTTGTCCAAATAGACACACTCTTTTCCATCTATCCAAACGCCTATTGCCAGCACTTCGAGCTCTATTTCGCTGTCCATCGTCGACCCTGGGTCCAGTTTGCCAAGGCCGCTGGATTTCGGCGTGCCTTTGACCCATACCTTTATACTCGACTTATCCCTCAGCCCGGTAAGAGGATCGGATACGTCGATGGAGCCGCGAAATTCAAGTTCGTGTGTCGTAGGTGCGGTAAGGTCGAGACCGGCGGGCGTCGGCGTGCGGAACTGATATTTTACCGACATCGATTGAAAGTGTCCCGTGACGACGGAGTCCACTTCCCCGGAGATGCCGCTGCCTTTTATGCTCGTGGTCATCGCCTGCATCTGCGGCAGATCGACGTTGGCCAGCCCCAAATATTCGCTGCCGCCTTTATAAGCGCGAAAGTTAAGAAGTTTTTCGGGAATTCCGAACATCTGTTTTCACCTCCTACTCGCTGAACAGGGTGTTAAAGTATTCGGGATCTAGTTCAAAGTCGGCCTCAAGGCTCTCTGCCGGAGGAGGCGGAGTGAGGAATATTTTGAACTTGATTTTCCCATCGATGAGGCTTGACACCGGGTTGTCCTCTTTGCGGAACTCGATGCGCCCGCCGAGGATCGCCTCCTGTGCGGTGAGGCCGTTAAGCCGGTCGTTAAAGCTATCAACGATGGTCTCGATGAGGCGGCGATTTATCGGCGCGTCGACCTTTTGCCAGAATGTGAGGATAAACTCAGCCTGCAGCCAGTTGAACATAAGACGGTTGGTTATGAACACATCTTTTGTGTCGGTGTTCCCCGGATAGCAGGCGTTGCGGTTGCCCCAGGCGGTCCAGCCTTTGGAGAAGTTAAGCGCGGTCGTTATGCCGTTTTCGTTCAGGTAGTTTACCTTCGACAGCGACATTGAAACTTCTTTCCGTCCATCCTCCGCGCCGGATATGAGGCTGTCGCATTTTATGCTCTGGTTCGAGGGCGAGACATAGGGTATATCGTTGCCCTTGTGGTGCGTCGTCCACTGGATGAGCGCCGCGAACTGCGAGCTGTAACGGTATTCGGTTTCTCCGAGGCGCAGCATTGGCCAGAGGACGTGCTGCAGGTCGTCGACGAGGTTCTTCGACGTTTTGTACGCGGGCACGTCAGTATAGAGCTCAGGGGCGCCCGTGCCGTTTACGGGGATGTCGATTATCGCCAGGGCCTTGAACAGAGTGTTGATGTTCCAGGCTTTGGCGGCCATTACGGCGGCGACCTCTACGTCGTGGCTCCAGCCGGTGGCGACGATAAGACCGGGGACCTTGCGGGTGATGGGATAAACCTTTTCGATAGCCTCAAGCCCCTCCTCTTCACCGGTAGCAGCGTTGACGCCGCCGATGATTTCGTCCTTATCGACTTTGGTCGGGTCGGCGTAGTCGTAGTCTACGGTCAGCGCCGCCGTGTCGGACGCGATGCTGCCGCCAGCCAGGCGGGCGACGACCACGTAATAGTCCTCGTCATAGGCGGCGGTATAGTCCGTACCCAGCACATAGGTCGTGCTGCCGGTTTCATCTTTTACCACAAGGGATGAGAGGATGATGTCGCAGTTCGAGAGTTTTACCTCTCCCTTTTCCAGCGTCGCGGGTTCCGTGGCCACGCTGGTCTTGTGCTTTGCCGGGTCGAACACGTTAACAAATACGCAGGGCTTCATGCTGTAGAGCGCGAATTCCGCGTAGATGTTCTCGCAGAGGGTCCATTTTTTCCAGTCCCCACTGTATCCCAGCGCCATAACTGCATCGTCGTAGGCATTGCAGAGTACAGGATAGTTGATCTTGTTTTTCAGCGTTGCCGTGCGGTGTACCGGCGCGGTGCCGAAGTATACGGGCATCGCCGCCTCGCAGGGCGCGGCGGGAATGATGCTCGTCGGCGATTCGGTCGTTTTTACTCCGTGGAAAAATGCCACCTCTATTCACCTCCTCGAATGAATTTTTCTATCGTTTCGAGCGCCTGATGCTGGGCGCTGCCCTTTACCGTCAGTTTCTCGCGGCAGGCTGTTACCTCCGAAGGGGGAACGATGAGCGCGAAGATGCTCGGGCATCTCTCGCACATCGCCGCCACCTCGGCGGGCAGTCCGCCCTTGAACCCCATGCCGAAGCGCAGCCCCTTTTTTGTATCTGTCGGCCCGAGATATATGCGCGGGCCGGTGAAGCTAAAACGCGCTGCGTTCGTCATCGGTCCTGTCGGGGGTGTCTGCTGGATATCGCCAGCTGTCTGTTTGGTCGTTTCCGTACGCGCTGCCATAGGTATCTATTTCCTCCTCTACGCTTAATTCTTCTGTTATCTGGCGCTCGTCATACTGGACGATGAGATCGCCAAACCAGTATGGATATCTCTGGTAGTCAAAGGGGCCGCCGTCTATTTTGCCTACGCGGCGCCATCTGCCACCCATCTGTTTTTGTCTTTGCAAAGCCTGTCTAAGCCGCTGCATTATGTTCAGCAAATCGTGATAGCCAGGGCTGCACTTGTCGTCGTTACTTTCTTCCTGGCAATATACGCCGACGATGATCCGCGCCGTCAAAACGGAGAGTGGCTTATCCTCGGGATCTTCAAAGCCGGAAAGCCGGAAGATGAGCAGCGGAAAATCTGAGGCGCGCGGCGTTTCAAGTTCGCCGGGGATCTCACCGATATACCCCTTTATCGCCGGGAGCTCCCCCCTATCTTTGCTTTCGAGACTCAAATCCCTTACGGCGCCAAGACAATATTCTCGCAGTGCAAACAAGAGCTCTATCATGCCGCCGCTCCTCTCTTCCTAAGTCGGCGCTCCATGCCTTTAGCAAAGACCTCTTCGAGCGTGGACTTGGTCACTTCTGAAACCTTCTCGGCAACTTCCTCGTTGCCAAGCATCTGCGCCGTTGAAAGTCCTGAAAATGGAGAATTATATCCGACGCGCTCTTTCCCGCCTCTTTTGCCTGTCTTCGTCTTATACGAAGTAAGTACAGGGCCGTTCTTCGTACGCACCCAAAAGAGGCTGTTGGGCAAATGGTGTTTTTGCCCTCGCACAATCTCGACGTCATAACCGTCGAAAGAGGTCCAGCCGGTATCTGGCTCCTTTTTAGGTGAGATGTCGAAGTTGAAGATGCGGCGCCTCCTGCCCTTTGCGATCAGCTGGGCATTGGCTGGCGATCCCAATGACATTATTTCGCGTATGTTTTTCTCCGTAGCCTCCATGGAGATCGTATATCGCCGTGAGATTTGGATTAACGCTTCATTATGCGCCGCCTTTAAGGCGCTGCGTATGCTGCTGCGCAGAACGGCGTTTGCCTCCTCTGGCATCGCCGTAAGCCAAGCGTTTATATGCTTTAGCCCGTCAATGTTTATTTCAATTATTTGGCCCATTACGAGTCAACCGCTTCCAGCTCAATACGCATCATCCCGCCCTCCGATATCAGCTTCTTCACCGTCCAGCGTTCGGACTTGCCGCCGCGTTCCAACACCGCCCGTCGGTTTATCACGGGAGGCTCACTAAGTTCGCGGACAAAAAGTAAAAGGGAACGCCGAAACGTCCCCTCATACTTCTGCCTTGCCGCCTCTTCGCTGGTGGGATTGAGCTCTTCGACGACAGCTCTCATCGGCGCGCCGTCAAGCGTTATCTCCTCGGCAAAATCGTCCATATTAAGAAAGATAGAATCGATGTCCGCTTCTATCTGCTCTTTGAGCGTCATCTTATGCCGAGGCGGAGGACGAAACCGCGGCGACGCCTATCTTACAGCGGGCAAGCGCCGCCGAGGCTGCCTTCGGAGCCACGACGATCCCCAGAAAGACGCCCCCTGCTGCCGTTTTGGTGACATGATTGTTCGCTGCATCCCAATAGACGATATCTCCAACCTCGAAGGCGACGGATGTCTCCGCGGTAAACTCCCATACGCCGTAAAGAGCTACGGCGCCGGAAGCTCCCGCCTCTATATCTGTTTCCGCTATGCCGCAAAGACTGATGAGCGGGACTACGTCGCCTACGTTTATTTTTGTCTCGCCGCTGTTGATATAGTCTATTACCTTACCGGTCTGTACCGGCATCGCCTGTCTTGCCATCTGCTATTCCTCCTTATACTCCCGCCGACGGAGCGGCGCCTGCGTTTTTATACATACCACGATACTCATAGAGCCATACGCCGAAGTCTATGCGCACCTTGTACTCCATGCCGTCAATGTTCCAGCCCGGCTGCTGTTCGATCACCGGTGATTGCTGTCCGTTAAGGAAGGCGACCTCTACCGTGTCGATCATGCTCGGCGACGCCACAAGATACCATGCCCACGGCTCAAGCTCCGCCTCGACGATAGGCGTAAAGGCGTTTTTCATCGGGTTGATTACCGCCGGATTTGTGCCGCTTATATCCGTGTCGCTATAGAGTATCTGGCGCGCGAGCGTCTCAAGTTCGGGCGGGATGATAAGGTACTGCGGCGTGATGTTAAGGTTAATCGCATCCTTATCCTTGCGAAGCCCCTTCTGGCGGCGCATCGCTACGCGCGCATCGGAGAGCGACGCTATGCCCAGAGCAGACGCCGTTTCAGCGAGATTGCCATGCTCGGCGCTGAATATCGCCTTTTTATCTTCGGCTATAGTCGGATTGGAGATGAGCGTTTTATAGACCGTCGAATTTATCGTCCGTGACGCCGCGCTGCCAAAAAGCTGCGGGATGCGCGTAAAAGCTCCGAGCGCATCGTTTATGATGGACTGACGTGTGAGCGCAAACTTTTTGCCGAAGGTCCCTATCGAGAAGGAATCTTTCGTCTCGACAAGATTGGCCATCTTGTATTCTCCGCTCTCAAGCAATGGTTCCAACATCGGCATTTCGCCAAAACGGACCTTATGTATCTCCTTAAAGTCGGAGGCGCTGCCTATGCTGCACCACTGTCTCCAAGTAGTAGGCGCCTCTTCGTAGGCCGCAAGAAGCGTCACGTTGGCCAGATCGGTCATAATCGCGGGAAAATCCGAGGTCGAAAAAGCGCGCTTCGCAATTTCCATTTCATCATCACGGTATCCTACGGCTTCGCCGTTTCTCTCTATACACTCCTTGGCTAGATTCAGGAGCCTAATAGAGCGAAATTCTTCCGCTCCGGGCGCAAACTTGTCAGATTTCACGCCAAGGCGCATACGGAGCCCGTCGCGCGCGGCAGCGCGGAACTTGTCCCGTTCGTCGCGCTCTACGCTTACGGACGTTCCAAGCACGACGCCGGGATTCTGCTTCGCCCCGGCGTTTATTATCGCGCGGCAGACCTCGCCGACTGGAGTACCGTCTTTTATGTATTTCGCCGTCTCATCCTGTGACAGCCCATAACGGGCGCATATCGCCGATATTTCGGCGGCTCTGGCGCGATCCTCTTCGCTGCTATTATTTCCGCCGCTTGGAGGTACCGCGCGCGCTTCTTCACGCGCCACGGCCGCACGGATATCGGCAATATAACGCTTCGCCTCTTCCTGCTCGTCGTGATCGACGCCCTCAAGCAGGGTTCTAAGCCTCCCGTCAAACTCCGTCTCCGTAAGCCTCTTCGCCCCAAAATCCCGGACGCATTCCATTACCGATTCCCTGAACATACTCACTTCTACATCATCCCTTTCTTCTATATTCCTGCCGACGCCGACCGTGGGGTCTGCGGGACAGCTTACGATGCTGATTTCGTACGGTTCCCATTTCCGCGCTATCATTGCGGGGCCCTCTATACCGTCCTCCGACGTCTTTCCGCTGCGGACTTCCTCCCATTGATAGACGCGATATCCGACCGATACTCCGCGCAGCGAGCCGCTTTGTACTTTACGAAAGACCGAGTCGGAGTCTTCGTCGTCGTCAAATGTCAACCGACAGGAACATTTCTTTGCCGCCCCGTCGAGCCGGACATCATCAACGCGCCCGATAACTCGGTCCATGTCGTGGTTATAAAGACCGACGCCTATCTCGCTGAGACGGGAGAGATCCACCGCAGCCGACGAATGGTCCAGTATCTCCTGATACCATTCACCGCCCCACCAATCGTATCTGCGGACTCCAACCGCCGACGAAAAAGAGAGCTCCACTGATCGCGTACTCTCTTCTGGCGCCGCCGTCAGGCGCAAATCTCTATAGTGTCCCTGCGATGGTGAGAAGTATTGCTCTCTTGTCCCCGCAGGTTTACTCGTCTTCGTCTTCATTCTTCCCCTCCTCTTTCTTTTCGGATGAATCGTCCTTTTCATCCATAAGTTTTTCGTACTCCTCCGGCGACGTGGTCTCTTTTCCGCCAAACCATGAAAGATTTATGCCGAGTTCTTTGGCCGCCTCTATTTCCGCTTTGCGCTGCTTCATCAGCTCGTACCAGTCTTTACCCTGCTCGCCGCATACCTCGGACAACGTCGTAATACCAAGGGCAAGCTGTTTTTCGATTCCCGCGGCCTCTTTCTGTGGATCTACCCACTTCCAGCCCGGAGTATTCCATTTATGCGCAAGATAACGCTCTCGCGTGCCTTCGTCCTCAAAATATCCCGGCAATGAGAGCTTGCCGGAGAGGATGGCCGCCTCGATAAACCACTCATATACCGTATCGCAGAAGTCGGTTATAAGCTTTCTTTGCTTTCGCCTGAATGTCTTGCGGTCCTCAAGCTGTCCACCCCTAAAGGATGAATAGTTGACCTGCGAGATGTCGCGCGAGGCGGTCTCGTAAGAAAGCCCGCGCGACATGCTTATCATACGGATCAGGAAAGAGACGAAACCGGAGGCGTTGACGTTGGGACGCCCTGGAGTCGGGAATGCCACCTCTTCATCCTTGCTGAGATAATTGAGCTGACCGCGCCGAATCTCTTCAAGCCGCTTAGTTTTTTCACCACGGCCGCCCATCGGGTTGCCGATGCCGTTTCCAGCCGCCCCCTTATTCTTCATAATGAAGGCTGTGATCGCCGCCGCTGTACGCGATGCCTCAAGCTCATTCGTCACATACTCCTGAATGTTTCTTACTCGCTCCGTGCATACGGCCATATCAGGCAGTGAACGAGTCTGCTGCGGCCGTTTTTTCGAGTGGATATGTATCACAGCCTCACGCGGATAGCGGATCACCGTCTGGTCGCGGAAGTAGGGCAGCGGGTCGGGCCGGAAGTGATAGGCAACCGCCTTCATGTGTTCGTCTACCTCTATGCCGCCAAAGACATAGTGTCCGTTACTTTGAAAGACATCTTCGGCGAGCATATCCGGCTCAATAAGCTGGAGCTTAAGCGGTAGGTAGCCGTCAGGATCGACGACCTTGAGGATGAATATCTCGCCGTCTACCTCCCAGCGCCTAAGTACCATTTCGAGCAGCTCGCCGAAAGAGCTGTCTCCGGTAATATCGCAGTTTTTCCCTAGCGCCCATTTTTTTCCATATTTCTTCAATTCGGTCGTTTATCGCGTCCAGTGGCTTGCCTCGCGTGTTCATCACCTGCGCCTCAAGGCCAAATCCGCATTCTACGACGTTTCTTACAAAGGCGTCTATTATGCCCTCCGTGACATCGCCGTTGCGTTCCATGTCGCGCATTCGCGCGCGAACAATACTCCTGTGCGGGGCGTCGGTCATCTCCGGCGTAGCGTTTTGGAGCGGATACCAGTTCCCGCCCTGCGGATCGCGCCTCGCCGCATCGTAGCTGCGCAGCTCCATGCGATATTCCGCGCGGCGGACTCCCCGTTCAGGCGACAGCCAGCCGATAAAGCGATCTAGGTATGTTAGTTCGCTCATCGCCCATACCATCCCGCATATCTGACACCGCCGCCCTGCAACTCTGCAAGTTCGGACTCAAGGTCTGTGCGCCACGCGCGCAGTTCGCTAAGGTTGGCCTTGGTCACGGAGCGCGAACCTATTGTGTAGCTTTGCGCGCCGCCGATTATTCCCCTTATGGCGGCACTGACCTCGTCTATTTCTTTCTGTATTTCTTCGACGGTCCGCATTGTGTCCCCCCTGTTCTTAATCGTCTTCTGCCCTTAGAGTGCGGGCGCCTGCTATTTCCGCCGCGGCAAAGTTGCCAACCTCACAGTCAAGCATGTGGTTGTCTATCCCGCTTATTACCGGCTTGTAAAATTGTTTCGCACGCCCTTTGCGGTCATATTCCGTTACCTTATGTTCGCTGCACAGCTGGTCGGCATATTGGCGCGGGCAGTTTGCAAAAACGTTGAAACTGCCTCTGGAACCGGCTTCGCGGTTCAGGCGGCCATAGACAAAGTCTTTATAATATTCAGTGTCCAGCAGCATAAGCCGCAAAGAGGTGTATTTCATCTTATCTATCGTCCCCATCCGGTAGGGGATGCCCTTGGACGACGTCTCATCAAGCCCTTTACTCGGCGCCGTAAGTCCCGGATGTTCCAGACAGAAGGCGTAAACTTCTTCTGTGCGGTAGCCTGCGTCAATGAGCGCGAAATATATGCGAAACGATTCTCCCGTCTCTTCCTGCTGGTATTCGCGTTCCAGTACGTCCTCGATCTCTATCCATGTTTCACAGATACCGGGGCCGCCGCCATAATCTACGAGCCAACTTGTCATATGCTCGCCCCACGCCCTAACGCTCCACCAAAAATGGTCTTTTTGTACGTCGACCGCCGCCGTAAGCATGAGGGCCTCTTTAGGCACGGTGCCGCGCTCATAATTCTGCATGCGCTCCATTACGATATCGGAGCGCATACGCGCAGCCTGGTTTATCCACGGTTCGCCAAGCCAGCCGTTGACGAAGTTCATGAGTTTTTCAGGCTTGTCTTTGGATTCAAGGAATTCTTTTGCTACATCGCCGAAGCGTTTCCACGGCGAGTATATTGTCGAGATGTTATAGGCCACATGGTGAGGTCTGTCTGTTCGCGGCACGCACGGCAGCCAGTCGTCGGCGTCTTTATCATATTCGACGGGCCGCCACTCTCCGGCCTGCAGCATCATCTGTTTGTGCTGGTCGGTTACGCACTGGCGGCAATTCGGACATTCCAGCCATGACTTTTCAGCCACCTCTTGCCACCGGAGTGTGGGCGGCAGCTCGTTAAGTTCTTCCGGCCATTTTATTTGTTTCATCTTCATGACAAACATTTCGCCGCAATGAGGACACGGCACAAAGTACCGTTTCCTTACGTCCGCCTGTATCCATGACTGCCAGATATGCCCCTCATCGTATGTCGGGCTTGAGACTTCTACCTCTTTACGCCGGTGATATGTTTTCATACGTTCAGCGGCGAGCTTAAAGGGGTCCGCGTCATTACCGGCGCGCGGGGGAAACTTATCTGCTTCGTCATAAAACACGTAGCGCACAGGGCGATAACCGAGCTGTGAAGGACTGTTGGCGCCGACAAAGGCTATTTCCATGCCCGGGAAATATAGACGCTGTATCTCGGAACGTTCACCGTCAATAGCATTTCTGAGAGGGCGGCAGCTTCGAATGAAGGACCGGAAGCGCCCCTTGCCGATATCTTTTGCAAGTCCGTCTGTCGGCAGGACAAAGAGCATGCTGCCCTGGTCCTGGTCTACAGCATAACCTACCATGTTGTATTCGCATTCGGTCTTTCCAAGCTGTGTTGCAAAGACGAGGGTTATCTTCGTTACGCCCCGCGCCTTGAACATATCCATCGGCTCGCGCAGGTATGGCGTCCTATTAGTGCGCCAGGGACCGGCAAGATCCGAATAATCTTTTGTAAGCACTCTGTTGTTGTCCGCCCATTCGCTAACGCTTATCTTCTCCGGCGGCCTCAGCACCGCCAGCTCTTCTTCCGTCCAATTTGCCTTGACGCCCGATATCGCCCCGGCTGTATGTTTCAAGGATTTCATAGATAGCTGCTTCAACCTCCTCTTCTACCATGTTTCTTATATCGGGATCTAAAAAACGGAAACCAACCTGCACAGGGATTGCCAGCAACGCCGCCTTTAGCTCCACGCACCGCGCGACCCACTGCGCCGTTATCTCGCTGCGGTCTATAAGCTCGTCCTCTTTTTCGCGGCGCGCCATCTCGCGTAATTTGGCTTTTTCTTCCGCTTCCAGTACCGTAGCGCGGAGCAGTCTATCTTTGTATTCGGTTACATCAATGCTATCTCCGCCGCCTACGGTCCGCTGTTGGAGATACATTACATAGGCCCTAACCGTGGCATGGAGGTCGAATTTTCCACGCCCAGCCTTCGGGATTATCCTCTTCTGCGCGAGCTGCTCGACTCGGCGTTCGTCCAGATTAAGCAGATTCGCGATGACCTGCTTCGAACAAAGCTCACCGCCAGTCTTTTCTTCAAGACGTCTGTCTGCCATCTCTTCGCCAGTCCCGCCGCCCACGCCTCAAACATTGTTTACTTTTAGTATCTATTTTACTAAGGTTCATAATTTACTCTCGCCACTGGGCGGCCTCCCTTCGTTTTAATGTACGAAACCGAAATGGGGGGTATTTTGAACTCAAGGACAGAATCCCCGCCTGTCGCCAGTCCCGCAGCCCTCCCCCTCCGGGGAAGGACCCACGCGGATCGCAAAAAGCGCACTATCACCGGCTTTTTTGATTTTGATTTTTGCCTAACGAACGAGACTAATCTTGTATTGTGTCTCCTTCGTTTGAGCATGAACAAAGCGTGTGGTGGCGCGGAGAATCACCTATCTGCCGAATGCGGAAAACTCCCATAGAACGAAAATATTAACGTTTTTTGAATTGAGTCCCGTTCGCTCTTTTACCCCGTTTCGTTTTCGGGGTCGGCGGCAACGAAAAATTAACTTTTTCGTATAGACCCCGGCTAAAGGACAGCGGGATAGCCGCATAGCGTTCTGTATACTCTACGGAACTATGCCCCAATTCTTTGCGAATAATATCCAAGCTTTCACCGCGCTTCCACGCCTGCCATACGTATGTCTTGCGCAGGCTGTGAGTGCCAAGGTTATCGGAGAAGCCGAGTTCCTGCGCTGCGAAAGAGATCGCCGTCCAGAGGCGCTTTCTGCTGAGAGGCTTGAGCTGTACGGCACCATCATCCGTATACTTGAGATTACGGGACATGATGAGCGGCGACTGAATGGGGATTGACGGATATCCGAGCCATGATATGTGTTCGCGTAATATCGTGCGCATATCCTCGCTTATAGGGATGATGCGCTCGTGGTGGTTTTTTATCTCGATGAGACGGATCTCGGTGCGGATCTGGATACGAGCGCCGCTGCCGGCAATAACATCTTCGAGCGTGAGCGCTAGGATATCAGAGCATCGCAGTCCCCAGTTGATACCGATAGCTGCCGCTATGTAGTAGTTACGATTCCAGTTTTTGAGGAAATGGAGCAGTGCAAAGAGGTTTTTTTCTTCTCGAATTGGATATACGAAGTTCATCCGCCGCACGCCGCCTTTATTCGTTCGATGCTCCAGCGCCGTTTTAATCGTTTTTGTATCCAGGAGAGCATAAAGCGCTTATCACAGTTCAGGCACTCTATTATTGGGATGGCGCCGAACGGAATTGGCGAGTAACGCGAGTTTGAATTCCCCGCGCGCCATTGTCTGCCGTCCTGTATTGCCCAGATGATTATTTTGTCGCATTCTTGCATTTCCCCGCCTCCCCAACAACAAACACGCCCGACTTTCGAAGGTCGGGCGTGTCTTTTATGTAACATATCGTCTGGTGTGTTGCCGATGTTAATATTATATCTCTTTACAAATATTTAGTTAGGCCCTTAGTGGGGACACCTATTTTTCAATTAATTTTTTATCGATAAGCGGATCGTCGTATAGCCTGAATTTGTCATCCTCCGGCCGCGTTATTATAAATAACGCAATCGTGCGGATAAAAGCGTCGCGGCGGCGGCGCTGGGTCTTCGCCGTGATGCCGTCGAAGCGCTGCCCTATCATCGCCGTCGCCCCGCCCTTACCGTCTCGCACGATGCCGCCGGGACGGACAAAGAGGCAGGACATCTCAAATAACTTCCAGGTCTCGGGGTAGAGTTGGCGATAATATCTAAATCCCTTGGTGATGTTTTCCCAGCCGCCGAGGGCGCAGATGATCTCTTCCTGCGATGATTCAAGGATCACCTGCGGCTTCGGCACCTCTTCGCCTCCATCGATCCTTACGCCATAGTCGGCCTGCGCCCCGTGCTTTTTTTCATATATTTCAATGGCGGTCGGCGGCGCCACTCGACCGAGCAGCACCGCTAGGCCGTCGTCAAAGTTGCTGACAACGAATTTTATTAGATTTATGACCTCTGAAAGTGTCGGGGGCTTCATCATGGCGCTCACCTTTCCTCTTTTTTACTAGAACGGGATTTCGATCTCTCCCATGCCGCTGTTCATCATGCTTGCAAAATCGTCGTCCGTCATGCCCTCCTGCGGATAGCCGCCGCCTGTCCCATTATCTGTACCGCTCTCTTTGCGGAACCAGAACGCCCGCGCGAGGGAGAAGTTCCACAACTTTGCCGAAATCGTCGCCTCGTACCGCTGGCTTTTGTCGTTGTGAAATACCCGCGCCTTGGGGTCCGCGACGCGCGCAACGATGGCGTCGCCCTTTGCAAGTCCCTGCATCTCTAAAACTTTGGCATAGTCGCCGTATGCCGTAAGGTCCCACCACTGCTGATTGCTATTGTCGTACTGACCCGTAGCTTCATCCTTTACGCTTTTCCACAGCATACGCCAATAGAGAGATACGGCTTGCCGCTTTTAGTCGTTCCGCTTCGTAGAGTTACGACAAATCCTTCGATGGTGCATAACGCTCTTCCCATGATTCTATCCTCCTGTGGTAGTTTAGATATTAAATACGCTTACCGCGGGCTTGCTCCGCGTAACCTGATCGGCCATACTGCCGAAGGAGAGCGATCTCGTTTTCAGGTTCAGCGCGAAGCTCTTCCCGCTTTGGTTTTTCTTGTCTTGGTAACAGTGGCCACGATGGCGGATTTACCGTCGGGGCTCTCGTCTTTCAAGAGTTCAATTTCTACATCCACCGCATCTTCGACATAATGTCCGCCCGCGGCGTGTCCGCCGCTGCCGCTTTTCTGGGCTGCACGGCTGGAGCGCCCCATCTGGGAGAGCAGGATCATCGCAATCCCTAAATCGTCGGCGATGGATTTTATTTTCGGCATCAGGTCGATGACGCATTCTAGCTCTGAGCGGTATGTCCCAATCAGCGTCAGGTAGTCGATGATCACCATATCGGGTGCCAGCTGTATGATGATCTCCGCGATCTGTCCCCACGAATAGGGTTTGCCGCCGCGAGGTTTGCCGACTAGATTAAATCGTCCGGCGTCGCTGAGTTTCAACCGATGCTGGGCCTCTTTTACCGCGGGGTCTTTGCGTTTTATCATCCCGTATAATTCGCTCTCGAAACAGTCCATTTCGCGCATCAGGCGGCGCGTGTGGACTTTGATCGCGGGCATGTCGAGGGAGAAAAAGAGCACCTTACCCTCGCGGTTTTTTCTAAGAAAATCATCCACCGCGTTCAGGGCCAGCGCCGTCTTCATACTCCCAGGCGCACCGACGAGGGCTAATGTCTCGCTTGGATAGAGGCCGCCGAAGGCAGTATCTAGCTCGTATATACCGAAGCCGTAACCGTCGAGGCTTTTCCAGTTTTCTACCTCGGTGACGAGCCGCGACATGTGCTCGTCGGAGGTCGTGGGAATCGTATCGACGATGATGTTATCTTTGTCGTAGGTGACAACTCTCACCTTGTCGCCCTCTCCGGGGTTGCGGTCGTCGCGATAGTCGCGGTATCCCTGCGCGACGGCGCGGCGGATCTGGGCCTTGCTGACGACTACCGTACCGTCTTTGTCGGTGAGGACACGCAGCAGCTTCGAGGCTGCCTGCTCCGGGTTGAGCTTGTCGTCGGTGATGTATCCCTCCACCATTTTTGCGAGCATAAAATCCGCCTGCTCTTCCCAGCCTTCGCCAAAGTCGGCGCGCAGACGTTTTATTACTTCGAGTGGGCCATTCAGATCCGCGATCATCTCAGCTAAAGACCTCCCGGCGCAGCACCTCGTCCTCTTCCGGCGGCGCGGAGAAGTCATTCGCGTTGAGCCATGTCGAGGGGTGCTTGATATATTTTTCCTCGGTATCCCGCACGTCGTGGATATACCGCGCGAGGCGGATGCCCATGTAGATCACCCATTGCCTTTGTTCTTCGGGATTTTTGGCCTTTGAGAGCACGCGCATGAATGCCTCGCGGGCGCGCTTTTTATCTACGTGCCGCGGGTAGTTTTTCCAGAACTGATCCTCGAACCAGGAGTCGAGGGGATTGGGGTTCTTCGCCTTTTCCGCTTTTGCTTTCGGCTTCTCCGTCTTCGCCGGTTCGCCCTTGAGGTCGAAGTGCTCCTGTCCCTCAGCAGGGGGTACGTTCTCATCCCCTTGGGGGACTATAGGGGGATTATTTGATTCTAGTAAAGATTGATTATCGTAAAGATGGTCTGCAGGTGGTGCAGTCTGCAGGCTGCAGGATGTGCATGCTGGGCTTTCAGCCTGCATATCCTGCATGCTGGTATCTTTGTTAAACATCTCCGCCTTGTGGCCGATGAGCTTATAGGTCGAGGCTGTTTGATGACCGTTAGCGCGATTTTCCTTCACGGCGATGACGCCCTTTTCCCTTAGTTCTTTCAGGGCATAGCGGACCTGCCGCTCACTGATGCCCGCGACCTCCGTCAGTGTCTTTACGCGCAGCCGCCACGACCGGCTTTTAGTGTCTGCGAAGGTTACTAGGATAGAGTAAACGCCCTTTGCGAAGAAGGATATCTCCTTCGAGCGCATGACGTCGATATCCAGCATCGAAAACCAGAAGTCCCGTGTATCCTTTATGTTCATTATCTCTTCATGCTCTGCCATTGGGATGCCTCCTTTCCCTTTTTAGGCGGCGTTGATTTAGTACGGCGGGGAAATACTCTTGCGTTCATCACGGCTTTATCGTTTCATTACGTTCCGCCATCGCGAGCCACTGCGCGTACTGCGCGATTTTTTCGGCCTCTTTACGACAATCATCTTTATGTCCGTAGCGCAGTATGTACTTGATGATGTTCCCCCGTAAAAAGCCCTTAAACTCATCCGGCGAAAATAACGTCTGCATGATCTCTATCGGCTGCTGCTGTAGCAGCTGATAGTGAACGGCGTCCTTGGAGGTGCCGGATTGGAGAAGTCCGTAGATATCATCTATCTCTTCATCATCTAGTGCTTCGCAGGGTATATATTTATGCTCCTTAAAGCCACAACACCATCCTTCCTCTAAGAGCTTGCATTTTGAACACGCATCCGACTCGCTGCGTTGTTTTTTACAGTATTCGAGGATAACTTCAATTTTTCTTCCGTAGTCATGGCCGTTTCCCCCTTGCTCGTTTGTTGCGCTCGTTCCAGTCTGCGACTGTTTAGTCTCCATCGTTAAAATTAATTTATCTTTTAATGATATTCCGCCTCCATGCTCTCAAACTCCGTGCAAGTCCATTCACCATCGTTCCCGCGAAAAACCTGTTCGTGCGGAAACTCTTTTTCGTCCATCATGGCCGTATTAATCCTGTCCTCGATTGGACAGGGCTTTTCCCCCTCGAAAACATCTCCGTATTTCTGACATCTATCGCAGAATTTCGCTGTGAAGTAGTCATATTCTGCGCCATTAGCAAAGACCTCAGACATCACTTATCCTCCTGTTCGAGCCATCCAATAATGCCTATCTTGCATGGGTGCTCCTTACACTCTTTACTGTCCTGTTTAAATGAGCAGTAGCAACATATACCGAGGTTATCCATGAGGATCAGGAACCGCGCCATTTCGTCGGCGTTTTTCTTCGCGATGTTTTCAAGATTAGTTTTCATTTTTATTCCTCCTCCGGCAAATCCAGCGGGCGCCAAAATACATAATTCACTGTATCCAGATACGTACATACATCAACTGTAAAATGCTTCCGGTAAGCATCATAAATAAGCACTCTCTCATTTGCCGGCGCGTGCTCCTCGCTCTGCTTCCGCCAACGATAAATTTCGCGTAGCGCGGATAGATCCTGCGAAGCATCGTCAAGCTCTACCGCCTGGTGCTTCAGGAGAGAATCCTGTTCTTTTACAGTCTTTTCCAGCACGGCAATCTCCTCCTCCTGCCCGACAACCGCGCTGGCAAGCAGTAAAAGTCCGGGCAAACTTGCTTCCGGTTTCTTCTCATGCGCTTCCAGCACTTCTATCTCTTCCATTTTTTTGAGCAACTCGTTATATTCCTCTACCCATTCGATTTTGATCTCTTCGCCCCCGACAAGAAATGTGGCTAAAACCCGCTTCAATTCATGTAATCTGTTGCATTCATGAATATATTTAGGAACAGGTCCGAGTCCGGGTTTTATGTACATACACTTATTACAGCTCATTCTTTATTCCTTCCTGTGCTATAATTCCTTTAGTCAGTTTTTTATTGGGGCCTACAGGGGCGGCATACCCCTGCAGGCCCTTTCTGTTGGGCGCCGGTGCTAGTCTTTTGTTGGGCTGCCCTGTACTACGAGCCAGCCGTCGAGTTCTTTTTTCATCTGGTCGTAGAGGTTTTCCTGCGCCGACTGTAGGTAGCGCGGGAATTTCGGACAGCGAAGCAGGAAGAAGGGCTGCTCTCCCGCCTGTTTCGGCTGCTCGATCTCTATTTCAATTTCCATCCACTGGAACCAACCGCTGTCTTTGTATATTTCGATATTAGCGAGGAAGGTCTGCGGTATGCGGACGGTACCCTCGGCATCTTTAACCTTTACGCAGAAGGTATAGTTGTTGCGGTTATCGAAGGTAAAGTCACCGGTGACGTTGGAGACATACTTGAAATTTCTGAACGAATCCAGCAGCATCTCAAAGTTCTCGATGGTCTGGTTATCACTGCGCTTGATATAGTCAATAAGCTCTTTGAGCTTGAATACGTGGCCGTCTTCGAGGACGGGAGCCCACTCGTTCATCTGCACAGAGTATGTGAAGGGCATGGTGACGGTATCTTTTGCCCTGTCGGTAACTTCGTCGTCCAGAATTGCGTGGAAGCCTTCTCCATTGCCGAAGATGACCGCATTGCACGGTTTGCCCTTTGCCTCTACGATTTTACAGAAGCTTTTGACGTCGAGCGTCTTGTATTGAAAGCCCTGATAGTCGTATGGAGGCAACGGGGACGGCGCTTTACCTTCAAAGATGGTGATGGGGTCGCTATTATTTTCAGGGATTTGCAGGGTCTTAATTTCCATGATTATTCCTCCTGTATTAGTTTTGTGCCGCTTCTGCTTCTGCGGCAGTGTTGGCTTTCTGTCCGGCAAAGAGGTCTTTCTGTGCCGGAGCCCCGAAGTTGCCGAGGTCGAAGCTGTCGGCGGTGACGATGTTGCGAAGCAGATCGCGGCGGCAGCGTGTCGTCCTCTTATCGGTGGCAAAGGTTGGCTTGATAGAGGTCTTCATATCAAACTGGGTCTCACTGTCCGGGCAGAGCTTGAAGCTCATCGTGATAGTGATGCTCGCAGACTGTGTTTCGTCTTTGAGCGAGGCAACGACCGCGGGCAATAGCTTCTGGAATTGCCTGTCGAGATCCGTCATTTCTTTGAGAGTGAGTTCTACCATTGCATCTTGCATCATTTTGTGTTCCCCTTTCATGTGATATAATTTCTAAAGTGAGTTTTTCGTTTTACTTGGGTCCTTCTAGTTGGCGCTGGAAGGACTTTTCTTTTTCCCGCTGTCTTTGCTGCCTTTGGCGTTCACCTCCTTTAATCCTCGCCGTTCCGCAAACGCATTGAGATCTGCCTGTGCCTCTTCGCGGGTACGGCGGGTAATAAGCTCGTCGTTGAGCAGGAGCAGGCGCCGGTAGCCTTTGGAGTCGGTGAAGTGCGTCCCATATATGGTATGATTCACCGATTCGCGCGCCTCTACGCTGAGCACCTTGCCGCGGTAAAGGTAGCTTCTAGCCTCTGTCCCCATCTCCCGGCCTCCTCTCATCAAGAGCGTTGCAGAATGAGCGGTAGGCTACGTAGATCAACCCGATGATGCCAAAGGCGAAGATCGTTCCTTCGTTGCCATAGAGAGCAAGCATTACGGCGCTTTCAGCTAATGCGTGCATCGTCGTAGTTCCTCCGTTTGGCCGCGTTGCGCGCTATATAATCCTCGATGCGGCGATGGCGCTTTATGACCCTGTATCTCAGGTACGCCGCGTAGCAGGAGACGGCGGCAAGGATTATCAGGGCGGCGACGGTCATGGCGAAATATTCCATATCAGGATTTACCATTGCGTATCCTCCTTTTTAATTTGGCTGTTGTTGAGCCACTCTATCAGCAGCCAACCGGGGAACCGGCGGCGGTTGCCGCATTTTCGGTGCGGGAGCTCTCCCCTGTCACACATGGCTCTCACCGTGTCCGGTGATATCTTCAAGACTGCTGCCGCTTCCGCAACCGTTAAAATATCTGATGGTGTGATGCTATACGGGATTTTCGGCTCCGCGCTATGATGGATTGCGATAGGTATTGGCATTTTTATTCCTCCTCTTTAGCAGTTTCGATTTTCTTACGTTTTTCTTCCTTTGTGGCGTAATACAGAGCAGGGGACACCTCATCACCGTTACGAGTGATTTTGTTGATAAACACAGCATCACTGTCGTCATTAAAACTGCATTGCACAGCCCCATTCCTATGAATGAAAACAAACCCCTGTTCCTTATGGAAACAAAGTCCACCGTCTTTACAGACTTCGATTAGCAATGAGCTGTTACTGCTAGGCTTTGCTCTCTTATTCAGATCAATGCCAAAACGATCAATGCAAAAACGAACATCTGTATTAACAAAAGGCGAAATAGTAAAGTCTTTCGAAGAAAAGTTGAGCATCAAAAAAACTGGCATTCCATCTAATGTCAATACCGCGCTTTTTCTGATCGGCTCACCGTCGACTACTTCGGTTGTAATGTCTAGTTGATAAGGCATCTCTCTTTATTCCTCCTTCAATGGAACTAAGCGTGAATAGTATTTACGCCAGACTCTTTCAAGTCGACAGCTAGCTCAGACGTCGTAATACGAATCGCATTCAATATGGCTTCGTCAAGAGATTCGAAATCCGAGATCTCAACGCAGACAGTTTTTTTAAGCACACGATCCAGAACTGTTTCACTTCTTTTTCGTTCGATACAAATTTTCAAAAATATCACTCCTTATTCGGGATCTCAGCCGCAAGTTCGCCATGCAAAACTCCTCCCTTCCTATAAATCTGCTCAAGAATTCCTATCGCCATGCGGTTCAGCATCCCCGCGTCAACATGATGGTTTTCCGCAATTCTGACCGCGTCCTTCAGGTTTTCGATTGCCGAGTGTGAATTCCATTTATAAGCGGCCTCCTCGATCTCTTCAGACAAGTCGCCTTCTATGCCGCACTTCGAGCACGTATAAAATGAAAGATACCCCCGGTACATAAGTTTCGCTGTTCCTCCGCATGCAGGGCAGGCAATCACGTAGGGCTCTTTTTGAGAAAAATCCTTATTGATCTGTGCTTCGTCAGATTTCGCCCTTTCGGTGATACGTTTAGCCAGATCTTGAGTGTACAAGTGACATTCATTGAGCCACACAAGCTTATTGAAATCATCTTGCTTTTCCGCATATTCATAAGCATGTAACAGGCTGTTGAGTGCGCTTTTCAAGGTATCAGCCTCTTTGTCCCCTTTTTCCGAACAATCAATGATCCTCACGAATCGTTCAAGCATTTCTGCCTTACCTTCTTTGGAACAGAAGCAATCTCCTTCAATATTTGAAATTACAAAATCGCCGTTTTCGTTTGTTGTGATGTTCATTCGAAGTCCTCCCTTTTGCGGAATATATAATGCCGTTTGGCTTTTATATGTTATGAGCCTTATGAAACTAGCCCTTTTAACACAAGCTCAACCACCATCTTGTTAACGCTTTTGTGCTCCATATAAGCCCGCTCCTTTACTTGCTTATAAATTTCAGCTGGCCACCTTATCTGGCTTATTATCAGTTCCATGTCGCTCACCTCCTACTTTATTGTGGTGTCTATGAATCTTTGATACTAGATATTATAGCCTGTATATTTTATAGTGTCAATGACTCTTTGATTGCTTGAGGTGATTGCAATGGCGCAGATAACTTTAAGATTGCCTGACGATGTACATGTTAAATTGCGGATATTAGCCGCTTTTAAGAACGTTTCGCAAAATGACTTGATCACTGAGGCTGTTCGTGAGAAAGTAACCCGTTGGGAACAGCAATTCGGCGACCTTCCGTTGCCTCCTGAAGGAGCAGAATAAATGTATCGTTTAGCGACCTGTTCTCATCAGCGGCGATAAACCGTAGTCGTTTGTGCAACTCTGAGGGGATACGAGCTGTAAGCTGAATTGTGTCCTCTTTTTCCTTCATGCGTCCTCACCTCCACGCCTCGTAAGGGACGATCCGTTTCTTTTCCATGGTCAAGATGGTCATAAACAAAACAGATGTCGCCGTTTTCGTTTGTTGTGATGTTCATGTTTGCACCCTTTCTACGTTCAATTTTGTAAATGTCCTGGATCACATCTACACTAGAGATGCTTCCAAGGCCCTTATGCCTCTTTCTATCTTCGCCCTCATTTCCGGCGCGTCGATGCGGCCGTTGTCTTTTAGGTCCAGCAGGATGTCCGCGTAGGCGTCCCGGTCTGCCAGTTCGGGAAAGAGATCATTGATGGCATCGCGAAATTCTGCGATCTCAGCCGCAATTCCGTGCGGCGTAGGCTTGTCTTGGCTGTCTGCCCCTGCCCTTAGCCCGTTTATGGCAGGGGCTGGGTAGGGTTTGACTCAGGCTCCGCCATTAGCTCCGTCGGCGTACAGCCAAGGATTGATGCCATCGCAGTAATGTCCGCCCAGCGGGGTTCACTTGCTCCAGTTTCATAGCGAACTATTGATTGTCGAGAATTTTTTAACATTTCTGCAAGCTCAGCCTGCGTCAGCCCTGCAGCCTCCCTATACTTCCTTATCGAATTTGCCATGCAAAACTCCTCCCTTCTTATAAATCTGCTCAAGAATTCCTATCGCCATGCGGTTCAGCGTCCCCGCGTCAACATGATGCTTTTCCGCAATTCTGACCGCGTCCTTCAGGTTTTTGATTGCCGCGTGTGAATTCCATTTATAAGCGGCCTCCTCCTCCTCTTCACACAAGTCGCCTTCTATGCCGCACTTCGAACACGTATAAAATGAAAGATACCCCCGGTACATAAGTTTCGCTGTTCCTCCGCATGCAGGGCAGGCAATCACGTAGGGCTCTTCTTGAGAAAAATTCTTGTTGATCTGTGCTTCGTCAGATTTCGTCCTTTCGGTGATACGTTTAGCCAGATCTTGAGTGCGCAAGTGGCATTCATTGAGCCACACAAGCTTATTGAAATCATCTTGCTTTTCCGCATATTCATAAGCATGTAACAGGCTGTTGAGTGCGCTTTTCAAGGTATCAGCCTCTTTGTCCCCTTTTTCCGAACAATCAATGATCCTCACGAATCGTTCAAGCCTTTCTGCCTTAACTTCTTTGGAACAGAAGCAATCTCCTTCAATATTTGAAATTACAAAATCGCCGTTTTCGTTTGTTGTGATGTTCATCTTGCCAACTCCTATCTGTATCAAATATGTTTCATTTACCAATAATGATACTTTAATGTTTCTAGACCTCTTTGTACATAGGTCAAAAGGACTAATATGCTACTTTTTTGTTTCTTTTTATGAGTTAATATTGATTCTTGTTCTTATGTACCAGATTTGATACATTAGAGATAACGAAGAGGGTGATATTGTGTCAGAAATACTTTTTTCAAAGAGACTTGTGGCTCTCAGAGATTCAAAAAAATATTCACAAGTTGAACTATCTCGAATCATTTCTGTTTCACGACAGACCATCGTGAGATGGGAAGCTAACGATACATACCCAGATGTCGTTCTATTAATGAAACTTGCATCAGCTCTCAATACGTCTGTCGCCTATCTTATGGGTGAAACAGACGATCCATCACCAATCCCCACTTTCGTCAGAGAAAAGACTGTACTGGATACCACGAAGAAAGAAACAGAATCTCCTGATACCTCACCACAAAAACGCACCCCGGCGTCTATCATTAAGCAAATTGCTGACATAAATGACGCATTGGATCAGGAAGCGCCATTCTTTGAAGAAGAAGATATAGATATAGCCAAAAACTTACTCAAGCGATGTGAGAAAACGCTTGAGAAAGAAAGTTCCGTCCGTACAGAAGAATCAAAAGAGACGGCATAATCTTGCTTTATCCGTATAATAATAAGGAGCGATGAAGGTGAAAAAGCGCTATCAGGTGTTTGTCAGTAGTACCTACGAAGATTTGAGAGAAGAACGGGCTTCTGCTATTTTTTCTCTTTTGAAATTAGGATGCATCCCTACAGGAATGGAGCTTTTCCCTTCGGCAAATGATGAAGTATGGGACGTAATTAAGCAAACCATTGATGCATCTGACTATTATGTGTTAATAATAGCAGGACGATATGGCTCAATCTCCAGCGACGGGAATAAAAGCTGGACCGAAAGAGAATATGACTATGCACAGGAAATCGGCAAACCTACTTTCGTTTTTCTTTATAAAAAACTCGATGACATTAAAAGTAAAGATATTGACAACAAAGAAAAAGTGCTGGCGTTTCGTGAAAAAACTAGAAATAGGATAGTTCCTATCTGTAATAATATTGGTCATCTACAATCAGAAATTACAACGGCTCTTTCAAATGCCATTGCAAATATTCCTGGTATTGGTTGGGTTAGGGCAGACAAAGCATGTTCTCAGCAGCCCAATGATGAAAAAGAAAAAATGGTTTATATGCAAATTGCCGAAAAATTTATCAATGATGTAGATTACGACAACTGGAATAAGTGGACCAGCTATTTAACCAGCGCAGACGGGCCTTCGATCACAACTAAACGTGAATGCTACTTAAATGATGTTGTAACATATATTAAATATCGAGCAATATGGCCAAAAGCATTCCCTGAAATAAAGAGGGCCTTTGTTAATTTTGCGAATGTACTAGAAGATTTATTAAAACAATTTCACAAATACTCAAAAACACAATATGGAGACATTAATATCTATGTAACAAGAAAGTTTTACAAAGAACTGGATTACAACCCAAATTATGAAGAGGACATAAAGAAATACAACAACCATCTGGAGATAATGAGTGGATTAACCTTTGAGCTAACAAAAGCTGTTAATTATATCTGCGCTCAAATCAGATCTGACTTAGATGCTAGTTTTAAGGCTGTGGATGGAAAGAGGACCATTACGAACGGTATGGAGAGTGGCTTTAAATTTTATGATTACCTGCCGGAATATACAGAGGAACAGATAAAAAACGCCACCCTGTATCCTGGACTGGAGCAATTCTTAAAAGACAACAACCTCTAAGAGAGTTGGCGCACGATGTCCATTACGAAAAAGGGAAACGAATATTACGCCGTAATCTACTACCGCGATGAGTTCAATGTCGCGCGTAAAAAGTGGATCAAGGCCGGTACCTCTCGCAAAGAGGCGGAACGTCTTGAGCGGCAGTTTCGCACGGACCTTGAGCGCGGCGACGTCTCAATCCCGCAAAAGATCACCGTGCGCGAATACCTGGCTCGGTGGCTTGAGGACATCATCCGCCCCAACAGGCGTCCGTCGACTTACGACAACTACCGTTATGCAATTTCTGCGGTAAGCGGAATGCTCGGAGATATTCAGCTCAACAAACTGACGCCGATCAATATTCGTAAGTATTTCGACGCCGCCCAAATAAAAGTAAAGCCGACAACGGCGCATAATCACTATGCAGTGCTCAACGCCGCGCTTAAGGATGCCGTGACGGAATATAAGCTGATCGCTATAAATCCCTGTGAAGCAGTTCCAGCGCCCCGGAAAAACAAGCCTAAAAGCGGTGCCTATACCGTGGAGCAGGTACAAAAGATATTGGACCTGATGCAAAGCACCGAGATATACATCTGCATCCTTCTTGGTGCTTTGTGCGGTCTGCGGCGCGGGGAGATCTGCGGGCTACGGTGGCGGGATATCGACCTCGATGCGCGCAGGGCCTATATCCGCCACAGCCTCGACCGGCTGCCGGTTGAATATGCCCGCGCAATGACCAAAAACTCTGAGCATACACCTATATGGGACTGTGTGAAAAAAGAGGCATCAGCCACTGTGCTTGCACTTGGGCCGACAAAAACGGAGGAAAGCGAAAACTCTATTGTGCTGCCGGATTTTGTTGTGCGAGAAATGAGAGAGCTGCTCCAAGAACAGGAATGGCATAAAAACCAAATGGGGGCCGCCTACAAAGACCTTGACTTTGTCTGCGCATGGGAGGACGGGACGCCCTTCGACCCTGACTTTGTCTATAAAAAATTCCACAAAGTGTTGAAGCAGTATAACGCCGAGCTGGGCAAGAAGCGCCGGAAGATCGAAGAGCTCGCCGCCATGGGCACACCGAGCGACGAGAAAGTTCCCGATGATCTGCCGCTCCTGCGCATCCACGATCTACGCCACACCGCTGCCACAATGATGCTCCAAGCGAACGTGGATATCAAGATCGTATCGCGGACGCTGCGTCATTCCCGCAGCTCATTCACACGGGACGTATATCAGCACGTACTTGAGGACATGCAGGAGCGTCCAGCCGCGGTAATGGACACTATCTTCAAACACTCAGACGCGGCGAAATAATAGCATAAAATATACAAATAGTTTACATACAATAGACATTCTTCTTCCGTTTTTTCTACCGTCTTTGATTATTTTTAATCTTTTCTGTCCTAAGTTGTTATTAATAAAGTCAGTAATAGCAAGCATTTAGCCGCTTTGTTTCATTTATTTTTTACGCTTCTTACAAATGGCATTCAAGAGGTCAGCGGTTCGAACCCGCTTATCTCCACCAGAAAATAACAAGCCTTGCAATCACTAGATTTGCAGGGCTTTTTCTTTTCTTAAAGGGCTTATCCTTGTAAGGTGTACAAGTGAGGGATAACTTGTATGTCTAACTACACAAAACAAACACAAAATGTTTACATATTTCAGAACAGCACTTATCATTATTTTAGACAGGTCGTACCGCCTGACTTACGACCCATATTTAAGCGCACTGAGTTTAGAATATCTTTAAGAACGCCTGACCGTATGGAGGCTAAACGTAAGGCTGGGCGGCTATCTGCTAACTTATGGGACATATTTACAGCTTTGCGGAAGGGAGATAAAAAGGTGGCTACGCTTAGCAATGAACAGGTGCAGGACTTAGTAAGACAATTTATCGCAGAAGAACTAGAAAAAGACGAAGCGACGCGCGTATTGAGGTTAAAGCCTCAAAGTATTGACCCTGAGTATATAAGCGCCAGCGAAGAAGCTAACGACCTCATTAAATCAGATTGCAAAGAAGCCCTTGCAACGTGTAACTATAGCTATATTAAAAATGGCGCTGACAATATTCTTGAAGCAAACAATTTGACAGCCGACAAAGATTCCATGGAGTACAGAACACTATGTCGAGAATTGTTAAAGGGGCAAATAGAATTATGCAAAGTTATCAGTCAAAGGAATCAGGGGGTATATCCTACTACCTATACGCCATACAGCGCCGACCCGCTTTTGTACAACTCAAATGTACAAATATCGAACGCCGGTAAAAAACAAAAAGTGCTGATTAGTACCGCATTTAAGGCGTATGTGGAAGAGAAAAAAGCTAAGGGGAATTGGACACCTAAAACGGTACTTGATATCAGTGACAAGGTGAACTTATTTATTGCTCTTCTAGGGGATATAAAACTGTGCGACATCACGCAGGAACGGTTAAAAGCCGCTGAATGTGCGTTATTCAATTTTCCCAAAAATAAAGCAAAGAACCCGAAGTATAGAGACCTCACGATAGAGGAAATCAAAAAGCTGGATATTCCCGTAGAAGAACGGCTGAGCCGTACAACGGTCGTCAATTACATCAATCAGATAAACGGTTTCCTTAGCTGGATAAAGACCCTGTATGAACTTCCTGACTGGATATCCGTCATTATGAGCGCACCAAAGGGAGATAAAACAGAAGATACGAGAGCATCAAAGGCCGTCTTTGAAGTAACAGACTTGAGAAGAATAGTCACTGATGAATGGTATATGAAGGGAGAAAAAAGGCTGGGGAACAGTCCAAGGGGTGCATTGTTAGACGGGGCTAGATTCTGGTTGCCTCTCATGGCGTTATTCAGCGGCGCGAGACTTGAAGAATTATGCCAACTCTACATCGCCGACTTCAAAGTTATTGATGAAACAAAATGTTTTGAACTTACATCTGTTATTGAAGACGAAGACGGCACGCTGAAAAAGGTCAAGGGATTAAAGAACACAGCGTCAAAGCGTGTCGTGCCAATACACAATGAACTCTTAAAATTAGGATTATGGGAATATATACAAGAGTTAAAAGAAAAGGGACATACGCGGGTATTTGAAGAGTTGACATTTAGTGATAGTGCTCAAAAGTATAGTCATAATTATTCAAAGTGGTTTAACCGATACTTGCATGACACACTTCATATTGTTGGGAGTAAAAGGGAGGGGATGAAGGTATTCTACTCATTCCGACACACATTTATAAACTATTGTGTACAGCATGGGATTGAAGATAGATATTTTGAACGTGTCGTCGGCCATAAAGTCGGAGGCAATGAAATTACATACGCACATTATGCGAAGGCCATGAGTCCAAAGACATTAAAAGCGGAGGTCTTAGACAAGATTGATTATGAAATAGACCTGTCTTGTTTGAAAGACAATCCGTTTGCTAGGGTAAAATGAGGGATAAAGACAACGCCCTTAAGCGCCGCCAGCGCGTCGTTGACGGTAGGGCGCTGTATGGTACAATCCTCTTAAGCAGTTAGTTACTTACGACTATTGAGTCGCCACAACTCAAACAGTCGAAGAAGTAGGTCTAACAAAGGGACGAAACGGAGCAGGACACTCACGAAGTTTCGTCCCTTTCGCTTTGCTTTAGAGGGTCTTTCCTTGTCTCTCGACACGGCTTAAGCGCCGCATGGCGCGGCTACACCTCCACCTAAGGGAGAAACTTCTACAGCTTAAGCCCCTTCGCTTAAGAGTCCGTCAGAGGGATTATAATATAAATAGTGTTGGAACATTGGATAATTAACAAAGAAAACCCCTGAGTCTCTGGAACTAAAAAGAGATGTCAGGGGATTATTTATTCAATAGGCATGGTCTTAGTTTCCTGTATATAGGACAAAATTAATCTTGTCAATACATCAGATATCTTCTCACCTCTAAGTGCTACGCAGCTTTTGAATTGCCTGACTATACTCCCGTCAATTCTTATCGCTATTTGTGCTTTATCGTTTTTGTCCGGCAT